ACAAGTCCTGCTAACGCTTACTTCGTTAAGTGCGACGCAGATAACAACCCACAAAGTTCCATTGATAATGGAATTGTAAATATTCAAGTTGGAGTTGCTCTACAACGCCCAGCTGAATTCGTAGTAATCAACATCGGTCAGTACAACGGTGGAACCACCGTTACTGTGGCGTAAAGGAGATAAATAAAAATGGCAAGTTCAACACTAGCTACCTATAACTCAAGTCTAGCAACTGACCCACTTCGCGGGTTTAGGTTTACTGCTAGCTTTAAGCAATCAGCTGGAGATGCTACTGCTCCATTTGATAAGCGCATCCAAGACGCTGCTGGAACAGTAACACCACCTACAAGTGGAGTTTCAACTGGCTGGGTCGGAGGATTTACAAACGTCAGTGGGTTGTCTATCAACACACAGGCTATCCAGTACCGTGAAGGCGGATACAACACCACCGTTCACCAGATTCCTGGCATGACCACATTCTCACCAGTGACATTCTCACGTGGTGTTCTATATGGAAATGACCAAGCAATCGCGTGGATGCGCGGTATGTTTTCAGCTGCTCAGGGTTCTGGCCTTAATGGCTCATCTACACCAGGAAACTTCCGTGTAGATATCACATTGACAGTCAATGACCACCCAAATACAAATGCAACAGCTGATAGAGCCAAAATGGCTTTTAAAATTCACAATGCGTGGATTACTGGGCTAAACTATACCGACTTGGATGCAACAAATGGAGCAATCCTTTTTGAAACAATGCAATTGGTTCACGAAGGACTATCTGTTTACTACACCAAGGCAGACGGAAGCCCAGCAGACCCAGATACACCTCTAGCAACACTCTAAGACTAATTAATTAGGAGAACTACACGTGACACAAGTTATTACAGATGCAGACTTAGTAAATAAGTTTGCGCAACAGGCAATGGAGGAGCCCGCTCAAGTAATTGAGACCAAGGCTCCTCTAGGGCCAGAAGTCAGATTACCTGGCGGCTTTATAGAAAATGGTGAAGTCATTAAGACAGCAGAAGTTCGAGAGCTAACTGGTATTGATGAAGAGGCTATTGCCAAAGCGTCAACTACTGGTAAAGCCCTTAACGTTCTTTTGCAAAGAGGTCTTGTCAAGATTGGCTCAAGGGATGCAACCATTGAGGATTTAGACAAGCTCCTATCTGGTGATCGCGACGCTATCTTAATAGGTGTGCGCCGTATTACTTTTGGAGACACTCTTGACTTATCTATTGTTTGCGGTAATTGTGCAGAGTCTCAAGACGTTTCTATTGACCTTGAGGTTGATGTGCCAACTAAGACTCTCAATGACCCTGCAGCAGATAGAACTTGGAGAGTAGAGACAAAGAAAGGTTACGTAACAGTAACCCTTCCTACAGGTCTTACTCAAAAGAAACTATTAGAAAATGCAGAAAAAACTTCTGCAGAAATTAATACTTTACTTCTATCTGGATGTGTTTTATCAGTAAATGATGTGCCTTCTATGGGAGCAAGCACAGTATTAAATCTAAGCATGTCTGACCGCACAAAGATTATTGAATCTATTCTTGACCGTAACCCAGGCCCACGCCTTGGGGAGGTGAAGAAGACCTGCAAGGCATGTGGTGAAGCTATCGCTCTCCCACTTAGTCTTGTCGATTTGTTTCGCCTATAGCGAAGCAGATTATGAAAAATTGCTTGACCAGTACGAATCTATAACAAGAACTTTTACTGGTTGGACACTAGCAGATATAAGAAGTTTATCTGCTAGAGAAAGAATTAACTGGATTGAGCGCGCTATGCGAGGTAGGAGGTAAAAATGGCTGACGATAGTAAAACCGCTATGGGCATTGGCGGAATATCAAATACTGTTACTAGTATTAACAAAGATATTTTGCAATTAGCTTCAACCATTGAAAACACACTCCTACCTAAAGTCCAAGCCCTTTCATCAGCCTTTAAAGGTATGGGGATGGGTGGCGGTGGAGGTGGCGTTAACCAAGTAATGTCAGGTCCTGGTGGAGGAAACGCTAATAGAATAGCTATGGGAGTGTCTGCTGCAAGCGCTGCCTTTGGCGCTATGCCTAGTGTGCCCACCGCTGTTATGCAAGACCTATTAACACAGCGTGCATCATTTTATGGGCTTGGTGGAGCAAATGGTGCTGGCGGAGTTCGTTCTTTACAAAAGAGTTTAGCCTATGGCGGAACAGCTCTTAATAGCATGGACACAACAAATGCAATTATTGCCGCTCAAAATGCTGGCCTTGGAGGCGTAAGCAACTTTAATAAAGTTATGGCTGGGGCAGCTCAAGCCTCTAATATAACTCCTGGTATTGGTATTACTGGGGCAGCAACGGCAATTGCTGGAACAATGAACGCTCCTACAACCGTAAACCTTGCCAGAACAATTGGAATTAACATTCGCGGTGCTGATGGAAGCATGATGCCTTTCCCACAACTAGTAGATAAAATTTGGGCGTTTATTAGCCAAAATAGCGGTGGACGTGGCATGGATAAAAAGTCTCTTCAATATTCTATGCAACCAGGTTACGGCGTATACAACATGCTAAGTGGTCTTTTTAATGGCGACCCAACAATGATTAAAATGGTTTCAGATGCTCTTCTTGTAAAAGCAACTTTTAATGGACAAGCAGTAGGAACAATTAGCAGAGAACAAATGGTCAATGCTGGAATTCAATCCGCAACTGTGCGTAATATGGCTAGTCAAACAGCTGCTCAAACAAGTTTACTTACAGCAACCGCCTCTGCTACTGCTGGAGGCTATGCTGGTGCTGCTGATATAGGAACAGGTATGAACAATCTTGCAGCCTCTATGAGCAATTTAACTGCAGTGCTTGGTGGAGGAAAAGGATTAGGAACTGGAGTTTTAGGCCTTGGTGGAGGCGCAATGGGCAGCTTAGGAAAAGTTGGAATTGGATTTGCTGTTAAAAGTTTATTTAAAGATGCACCAGAAATGCTACTAAAGCTTTTACCTTTACTAGGACTTGCTTTAGAAACTGGCGGCCCTGCCCAAGGAAATATGCCGTACGTTGTTGGTGAAAAAGGCCCAGAGCTATTTATCCCTAAGACTGACGGAACAGTTATACCTAACAATATGTTTAAAGAAAGTGGTGGTGGAGTATCCTCATATGGAGCGGCTGGACCTAAAACAGCATTAACAGATAGTCAATTAAAGAATGTTCTTAAAGCAGCTGGTTTTAAAGGCGCCTCTTTAGATACAGCATTTAATGTAGCACGTATGGAATCTGGTGGAAGACCAGGCGCGCTTAACCCAAATTCTAGTACTGGAGATTACTCTGAAGGTCTTTTTCAAATTAATATGATTGGTGATTTAGGTAGAAAAAGAAATGCACAGTATTTAAAAGACTATGCTTCTATTGGTTATACTGGTCCTCAAAGCCTTTACAATCCAGCAATTAATGCAAAAATTGCTTATGATATTTCTCATGGCGGAACTACGTGGAGCAACGCTTGGACTAATACCGCTAGAAAACTTGGAATAATTGACGCTGGTGGCTCTTCTATGGGCGGAGGAGTGGCGTCAATAAATAGCGTGGCTCAATCGGGCGACCCAACCGCTGCATCAAGATTTGCTGCTGCTCAAGCTGCTGCTTTTGGAGGAGGAGCTGGTGGCGGTGGAAACATTAATTATGGTGGGTTTACTATCAATGTAAACGGAATAACAGACCCAAATAAAGTTGCCTCAGAAGTTAAAAAGATTTTACAAAATCCTACTCAAACGATAGGAAAGAAATAAATGGCAACAACTTTTGGAGGAATTCCAGTACCTAATTCACCTATGGGCTCTGGTAAAGGGGCGTTTTCCCCAGTAAATACGGCTAAATTGGATCCACAAGTTGCTCGTGTGGTTAAAGAAGCTATTGCTGTAAACAAAACACTGGGAATTAATACAAAAAAAGCCCCAGTTCAAATCTCTGGATTCACTAACCTATACGATTTTAATGGAAAAGTTGTTCAAAAAGGATCTTCAGGACAGCAATCAAAACCAGGACCAATACCGTTTACCCCTGCTACCTACGCGGCCCCAACAACAATGCAGTTTAACTTACCTCCACATGCTTGGAGTTTGCCTTTAAATCCATCTAAAACAGATACCTCTATTTATAGGGGTAATGTTGTAGATAACTCAACACGTAGAGCTATCATGTGGTATTACGCAGACGCAACAGGCGTTAGTACCAATGGTATTTTGACCCCAAGCAATACCACGTCAAAAAGCACAACAACTGGAACCACAACATCTTCTGATACAAATACGCATTGGGGCTTTCAATTCTTGTGGAATCCACAGCAATTTAGCAGTGTATTAACAAGAAACGCTAATGTGGTACCTAGTGCTTTAGACGCTCATGCTGCTTTGAGCGGTCTTTTTACAGCTATGGAAGCTATTCAACTAACTATTGTAATCGATAGAGTTAATGACTTTGCTTGTTTTAAAAGCTCATACTCCCCATATGCTGCTTCTCCAGCTTCAACTTTTGCTGATTATTACAATGCGGGCGGTACTGCAGGTAAACTACAAGATATCCCAACCCTTATTGATGATTTAATGAAAAAGGGTACTATGGCAGACATTGAGTTTATATATAAAATGATTAACGGATCTGGACGAATGGACAGCTCTGGGGCAGACCTTGTTTGGGTAAACGCATTAAACAGAAAAACTGCAGACTTATCATTTTTGTCCCCTACCGCAATCGCACTTCAATTAGGTCCAAATCCAGACAGCCTTTCCTATGTAGGTTGGATAGAGAGTTTAAATATAAACCACACTATGTTTACAGAAGACATGATCCCAATTCATTCAGAGATTACGTTAAACTTCAACGCATTCTCTCGAGTCTCATTGCTAAGTAAAGGGTAATAATGACAATTTATAAAGGATCTAGATACGAGTACTCTACAATTGATTTTGTATCTAAAACTGTAAATGGACAAGCTAACCCAATTGTTTTTTATGACTTTACAACTTTGGGTGGATTAACATACATTGAGCATGAATATGTTGAAGGAGAACGCTTAGACCAAATAGCGTTTAAATATTATAGAGATCCTGCTTTTTGGTGGATTATTCCTGAATTTAATCCTCAAGTTACTGACTTTACAGCTATTCCAGTAGGGACGGTTTTAAAGATACCAAATGTTTAATTACGTTACAGTAACTTTTCCAAATACAACCGTGGGTCCTTCATACGTTTACTCCATGCAATTTTACCAAACTAAATACGAGCATGAGATAGCCGTAATTCAATTTAGAGACTGGGCTGTTAGGTATGATGTTGTGGAAAGCGGTTCTCCTGTACAGTTTACTATTGGCAACTCTAAAACTTCAAAAACTTTTAAAGGGTATGTTCACCATGTAAATGTAAATAGAACTCCTGGTTCATTTTTAACAGAAATAGTTGTCCTCGGGGCCTCTATGGTTATGAAAAATGAATCACAATACGTGTATAAAGGTCTTTCTGCCGATGCAATTATTCAAAAAATTGCTAAAAAATATAAATTTGTTGCCTTTACCATTGGTCACCCCCGTATATATCCTCAAGTATCCCAAGCTGGTCATACAGATTGGGAGTTAATGGTTAGGTTGGCTAAACAATCAGGATATAGCCTGAGAGCCGAAAACACAGAAATTTACTTTCAGCCAATGCTTTATGAATACACAAGTAAACGGTCAGAAGCATCTTATTTTGTAATGCGTGATTCAAATGACCCTAATGGCTCTACCATATACTCTTTTGAACCAATAATTGGTGAGTCTATAACCTATGACGGAGATATGAAATCTGCTGTGGCGGTGTCTGGTTTAGACACAGCAACCACTACACCTATAGCTTTAACAACTAAAAATAAAGCAAAAACAACTAAAACTAAAAGTTCTGCTGAATTTTTTGATAAATTTCATACCCATGTTGTAGCCAATAACCCAGCAATTGCTAAACACGAGTCAAAAGCTGCGGATGATAGAAACGCATTTCCTTACAGAGCCACAGTAGAGGTGTTAGGCAACCCTACTTTAAGACCAGATTTGCCTATTTACTTAGATGGCTTAGGCAATTACTACACTGGTTATTGGACCATTCTTAGCGCAGAGCATAAAGTTATAGAAAAAGAAAGAAATAGCCAAATTTATACAACTATCCTTACTGTAGGAACTGATTCTTTAGGAACAGCTGCTACCTGGACAGATGGAAAATTAATTACAAAACCATCAGCTACTCCAGCAAGAACTGTTATCCCTAATGTTCGTCAAACTGCGGTTGTACCGACCTCTAAGATACTAAAAACATCTCCTAACCTGGGACCTCAATCAGTTGGTTCATTTGGAACTTTAAACAACAGAGCTAAAACTACAACCAATGGTCCAGTCTGGGTTTCTTCAACCGCTACACTTAACCCAGTTTCTCAAGCAAACGGAAGCAAAGCTCAAACTGCTAACAGACTATTGACAAAGATACCGAGCATATTATGAATGAAGATAAGCGCTTTTACGGAATATACGAGGGCATTTGCACCAATAATCAAGACCCTACTAAGAAGTCTATGATTAAATTAAAAGTTCCTCAAGTATTGGGGGACGCTGAAACAGACTGGGCAAAACCTTGCCTTCCTGTAACAGACAACTCCAATCATCCTGACCACATAGCGCATACGGCTGCTCAAGTAGCCGCCTTACTTGTAAACCACACGGACACAATTACAACAAGTTCGGTAAATGATGGTGGAACAGGGTCTAGCTCACATTCCCACACCGTAACTCTTAATGCTGCGCATAGTGGTAACTCAGGAACTCTAAAGCACCCTCATGTTACAACAGTAAGTAAAACAAATAAATGGAATGCTTCTTCTGGAGCATATAATGATCTAACCAGCACTTTAGAGCACACACCTCATAGACTGGTCCCAGATGTTAAACAAAAAGTATGGGTCATGTTTATTGCAGGAGACCCTAATTTTCCAGTATGGATGGGAGTTGAACTATGAGTAAAGCAATAGCTTTGCCTTTTTCTTTTGATGATAATGGGGCTATCTACAACACTAGCGATCAGAAAAAAATAATGCAAGACCGAGTAGTTCTTGCAATTATGACTTTAGTTAGTGAAAGGGTCATGCGTCCTGGTTATGGAACAAGAGTTCGTGCTTCATCTTTTGAAAATAATAATGCGGCAGTTGCTATGATTAAAAAAGAAATCTCACAAGGCTTCTCTCAAATGCTTCCTTACTTAACTCTTATTTCTGTAGACCCCTCTATAAGTCAAGATGATGGTCATTTAGATGTATCAATTACCTATAAGTACGGTAGTTCTCAGAACCCTGAGACTGTAACGATTAAAACTGATATTCTTAGCCAAGCTGGGGATGTAATCACGGAGGTTCCATATGGCAACAAGTAACTATGTACCGTCTATAGACTACACATCTAGAGACTACGCATCAATTTTGTCTGATATGACAACCTTGATACCTAACTTCTCCCCTAATTGGACAAACCGCGACCCTGCAGACTTTGGTATGACCCTGTTGGAGCTGTTCTCCTACATGGGAGATATCCTCAACTATTACATTGACCGCGCTGCTAACGAAGCTTTTATTGCCACAGCCACTCAACGCTCAAGCGTTCTTCAAATAGCCAATCTTCTTGGGTATACACCTACAGATATAACAGCAGCAACTGTAACGTTAACTTTTCAAAATTCAACTGGCTCTATTATTACAATTCCAGCACTTACTCAGGTAGCTACCTCACTAGTTCAAAACGCAACTACAACTCAGATTGTATTTGAAACAGACTCAGCTCTATCCATACCTGCTGCTTCTGGTGCTGTTAATGGGTCAGCTACAGTAACCGCCACTCAAGGTGAAACTGTTTATAATGAAGTAATCGGTACTTCAGACGGCAGTGCAAATCAAACATACCAATTATCAAATAACTCAGTTATTAATTCATCAGTTCAAATTACAATCAATGGCGTGTCGTATCAAAAAGTTAATTATCTAATTGATTCAAATAGTTATGATCCAGTTTTTACAACGTTTACTAATGCAGACGGCTATACATACATAAAATTTGGTGATAGCGTCAGTGGACGTATTCCTCCAAATGGAATTGCTATATATGCAACTTATAGAATTGGAGCAGGTTCGTTAGGAAATGTAGCCTCCAATACAATTAATTACATTATAAATGTTCCTAGTTCTATTATACCTGTTGGGTTAACAGTTGCAAACCAGGACATTTCAATATCTGGTGACGGAGCCGCTACAGGAGGAGCTGATGCGGAATCAACAGACTCTATTAGAATTAATGCTCCATTAAGTATTCGTGCAATTAACAGAGCTGTATCTTTAACAGATTATGCAGCTCTTGCTGTGCAGGTATCTGGAGTATCTAAAGCAATAGCAACAGCAAGTGTTTACACATCTGTGACCCTTTACTTTGCTCCTTCTGGAGACCCAGGAGTAGCTACAGATAATGTAACCCCTACTACAGTATTTAATACTCTATCTACAAAAATCCTTACCGCTTTAACTGATAGAGCGCCAGCTAATACAACCATTACCTTTCAACCTCCTAAATATGTTGGGGTCTACTTAATAGTAAATGTAACCGTTTTGCCACAGTATAAGCAATCCTCTGTTTTAACAAACGTTACAGCGGCCCTAAACGCCCTTCTATATATAGACAACGTAGTTTTTGGAGACACACTGGCTGTATCTGACGTTTATTCAGCAATTGCTTCAGTAGATGGGGTTGGGTACCAAAGCATAACTAAAATGGTTAGAGCGGACCAAGACCAAACCTATACAATTAACAATAAAGCACTAACATCTAATGTGGCTACCTTAACAACCTCTGCTACCCACACGCTAACTGTAGGTCAAACAGTGTCTGTTACAGGAGTAGACTCAACATTTAACGGTACCTTTGTTGTCACTGGAGTTACAACCAATACATTTTCGTATGCTCTGGTAGCGACTAACGTATCTTCTGCGTCGGCTTCTGGTTCAGTTACAGCCTTGACTGTTGGGAATATTGTTTGCGCCTCTAGCGAAATACCTACTTTATATGAACTAGGAACTACAGCTAGCTCATCTGCAACTGGTATTGGAAGTCTTACAGTAAACGTAACGGGCGGAATTCTTAGCTAACCATGTCACGCTACGGAATTGATTACTATGGTGAAGCCTATTACGGCACTGATAACCCTATTAAGTTTGACGCCACCCCTTTTACAGCAATTCCATCTAAACAAGGCCAAATACTTTTAAACTGGACAGACCCAACAGGTAACTGGTCTAAGTTAGTTGTCGTAAGAAACACTTACGGATTTCCTGTAGATGTATCTGACGGAACCATCATACTAACTGCCTACAACGGAGCAGACCCTGTTATCTATCAAGATACTGGATTGGCACCAAGCCAGTTTTATTACTACACAATTTTTGTCTATAACCTTGTTCAATATGCTTGGTCTAATGCGGGTAGCGCGTTTGCGGTTTCAGTTAAAGACCAAGGAAGCACTACAAATCTTTATAACTCACTTCCTGATATTTACAAGATTACTTCGCCTTACTCCCCCTCATCTGATTGGGATAATCCAGCCCTCTATTCATTCCTAAGTAACTTTGGTTTTGAGTTGGACTATGAGCACACAATGACAGAGCTATTACTAGAGCGCTATAACCCTGAAAAAGTAAATGGAGCGCTAGTCCCAACCCTTATGAACCAATTTGGTCAGACGTATGAACCAGCTATTGGTCTTCAACAAAACCGCATTTTGTTGCGTGATGGAGTTACCCTTACAAAGCAAAAAGGTTCTAAAGAAGGATTACTAGGTTTTATTAAAGACTTTAGTGGGTGGGGGGTTCCAGTACCTATATCTGGCACGCCTAACCCAAGCACTAATGGAATCACTATTGGTCACAACATTATGCTGGACTATAACGACTCTTCATTTGAAGAAGGAACTGGTCACTGGGTATCTGGAGATGGCACAGCAGACATTGATTATATGCCAATAATGAATATCCTCACAATATCTGTTACTTCAAATGTTGCTACTTTAACCTTTAGCGCAAGTTACAACCAACAATACGATGTTGGAGATTACATAACAATCAGTGGATTGCCTTACCCTTTATTTAACTCAGCAACTCCATACACAATTACCGCGGTTACCTCAACCTCTTTAAGCTTTGCTATAACAACTTCTAACCTAGCCACAACTACTGGTTACAACGCCGCAACTGGAGCTTACGGATTAATTACCCCATACCCAGCACCATGGGTAGAACCAACAGCGCCTACACTATTTCCAAATAAAGCAAACAGCATCCTCTCTATCTATAATGCTTCAGCAAGCGCTCAAACTCTTAACGTCTACTGTGGGGACGACGCTCCAATAACAAACGGAATACCAGTAACCGCTGCAACAACATACTGCTTTAGTATTTACGCTTCTAAAGGAGCGGGCTCGACTGCACGAACAGTTACAGCAAAAATTAAGTGGTACAACCGTTTTGGTGTTTATCTATCCACATCTAGTGGCACTGGAGTATCTGATAATACAGCCACATTCTCTGGTTCATACCGCCCTTATGTATCAGCCGCTGCTCCTACTGGCGCTTATTATGCTGCTCCAGGAATCTCTGTTGCATCTGTAGGAGGCTCTGCTACTAACGAGCATCACTTCTTTGATGCGGCTCAATTTGAAGTTGCTAGCACGCCTACATCATTTGATGAAGCCCGCCAACTACACATCACTTTGCGCGCTAACAGAATCAATGAATTAATCAACCCTAATTTCTCTACAGCAACTACTCCTTGGACTTCTACTGGCGCATCTCAATCAGTTATAACTACGTATCCAGAGCCAGGAGCAGATACGTTCTCAATTACTACAGCAAGCATTGTTTCTAACGTAGCCACAGTTACCCTTAATCACCCTCATTCATATCAAGTAGGCTCTTCAGTAACTATTACTGGAGTTACTGGTACAGGGGCGTCTAATTACAACGGGGCTAGAACAATTACAGCAGTAACCTTGAGCACATTTAGCTATGCGGTAACGGCGTCTAATTCAACTGTTACAACAGGCTCTGTTTACGCTACAGGACATCAACTACAAGTAACTGCTTCTGGCAGCTCTGTAGTAACTAAGTCTTGGGACGGTTCAACTACCTCTCAACTTATGGGAATTTTCTACCCTAATACCTCTTACACATTTAGCACATATGCTCAAGCAGTAACCGCAACAGAATCAATTACATTAAAGATTAACTGGTACGACACTTCTTACTCTTTAATCAGTTCATCAACAGGAACTGCAACCTCTATACCAATTGGGTCTTGGACTAGACCGTATGTAACTGGAACTGCGCCAGCAACAGCAGCCTATGCAAGTGTTGAGGTAGATTGGTCTACAACATCTACACACGTTCTATTACTAGACCACGCTTTGTTTGAAAATAGCGGACAACTTCTAACATACTTTGATGGCTCTACAGGTCTGGGTGACTATCGTAACTTTATCTGGGAAGGTGGGGTGGCAAACGCTGCACGCAGCCACTACTACAAGAATAGTTTTGTAGTGCAAACCCGCTTATTTGGGGCAACTCTAACCGCTGAATTGCCTATGGGATCAACCGCAGCAGTCTACGTGGCTCAGCCCCAGACTTGATGTGCTAGTGTTGGCCTCCCCTAACAGGAGGTCCAATGGACAAATACTATGTAATGATCGCTGGGTCAGGACAGACCAGCCGCGCTAACGTAGAGGCGCTTGTAGAAGATTATGTTTACGGTCACGGACAAGACGTTATCTTCGTTCTAATCTACGATAAAAAACCAAGTCAGGGCCAAACATTTGTTGCCCAATTAGCCAAAGACAAGAGCAAAGAGGTTTTAATCTTTTGTCCAGAAAGCGCTAGTTATGACGGTTTGCCTGCATCATCAGTAAGCCACTCAGATACACCTCTAGAGGCTGCATGCTCTAAGTTAAAAAAGACAGACCATGTTGCATTTGTTCTAGTGGATGATGAGGACGAGAGCACTAATAAAGTTCTTAGCGTCTTTGCTAAAAACGACGTGCCTACCTTTGACCTAACCGAAGGCCTAATGCCAATCGCCTTCAACCCTAAATCTGTAGAAGAGACTAAGGTAGAGATGCCAGAGGCGGAGATGCTTGAAGAGGCAGATGAGCCAGAGGACGAAGAGGAGTTTGAAGACCTACTCTCTGATATAGAGGATATGGTCGAGGAGGCTGACCTAGTGGACGACGTCTACATAGGAATCCAAGCCTTGGCAAGACTCATAGCAAAAGAGGTTGTAGCCCAGCTCGTAGTTACCTCAGAAACGGGCGAGAATGGCCCTACAGGGTGATTACAGCCCGCGCCCTAGGAGTGTATGTATACCTGAAGGCTTCAGGCGCCTCTATAAGCGCTGAGAGCCTTTCCAAGGTTTTTGCTGAAGGTAGAAACTCCATGAGGCTGGCGTTAAAAGAGCTGAAGGACTACAACATGATCTCCTCTACTAAAGAGCGGGTGGGAAACCGAATCATGACTGTAAACCGTCTTGTGGAGCCCAATCTCTGGCGACCAGGAATTGGTCATCTGATACAGCAGAGTCAGCAGTATAGCAATTTAATACTAAATAATAATACATTTATAAGTAAAAAAATAGTCATTGGCGAAGCCAATGAGGAAAAGAGTGCGCAAGTGGATAGAGATTGGTGGGGCTTAGGTGCCTATGAGCAAGACCCCGATGAGATTGCGGAGATAAAGCGTAAAGAGAAGGCTCGTCGCCAAAAAGAATATGAAGAGCTACGTGCCGCCAAAACAGAAGCTAAACTCACCGACCTTCGTTCACTAGAGCCATTTAACTGGACAGTTGATAACGGTGTGTACTACTTTGCGCAACGTATGATTCGCTGGGACATTCCACCTTGGGAGACAGCACGTACCCGTTTCTTGGCTGCGTATGCCAAAGCTCGTAAAGAGTTCAACACTAACGGCACTCTTGAGATTAAGATGATTGATCGGTTCTTTATGGGATTGGACCACGAAAAAGGTTTGCGCGATCCAGAGAAGATTTGGAAAGTGTTCATCAGTCGTTGGGGCACTCTTCTTCATGATGTAGAGTTGGCCAACATTGACATGGAAACCCAAAAAGATAAAGCGCGTAAAGAATGGGATAAGTTTTAATGTACAAACTAGATGCCTTAAAGATACGACGCAAAGCTTGGGTGCAGGCAGCACATATAAATCCTAACCGCCTAGGTTGGCTTCTTGAAGACTGCACTGTTCTATCTAACGAAGACCGTAAACAGATTAATAAGTGGATGGATGCGGTAGAACAAGGAGAGGTCATTCGCGCTGTAGGTAATGACCGTTGCGGTAAAGGCCTACTTCTAATAGGAGAACCTGGTCATGGTAAAACTACTATTGCTCTGTCTATTATCCAAGAGATGATGACAAGGTTTCCTATTGAAGCATTTGATGTTAAAGAGGGACGGGTACTTATACGCCCTTGCTACTTCATTACCTTTAACGACATATTAAATCTTAAAGGTCAATTGATGGATGAGTCAGAGGATGACGAAGCACAGATTTTATATCAAGGCCTCTTGGGTGACTGCCCAAATGATTCTTACAATGTTCGTGTACTGATAATTGATGATTTAGGTAAAGAACATGCTTCGCTATCTGGTTGGCAACGTAGTATGTTTCATCATGTGTTGCGCACACGATTTAACAACGGATTGCCTACCATTGTTACTAGCAATGTAGATAGAGATAATTGGGTTGGTATGTACGGAGACGCAACAGCCAGTTTTGCTCACGAGTCCTTTATCTACATCCCTATTGAGACCTCAGATTTGAGGAAGAAATGAGTAATAAGATGTCATCTACAAAGCTCATACAGGTGTTCTTGAGCCAGTCTCAAACTCCTGGCCCAGGTATCTATGAGGTATCTGGCGATGAGCAAGGCAACTTATTCTGCACCTGCCCTGGTTTTAAAGGTCGCAGTACTTGTAAGCATGCGCGCTTTGTTAAGTCCCGCATGGATAACAATGATGGGAACTACCCGTTAGAGATTTCAAGCAGAGCTACAGAAGAAGAAGCAGACAAAGCAAAGAAGTCTGCAGAGAACTTTAGAGAGTTTGTAATTAAATACGGAAGGATTGAGGTCTACTAATGCGGAACGGGGACATCAGCAATGAGCTCCCCAAAAGAATACTCGTTACAACAGACGTGTTTTCAATTGTGGAACCTAGCATCAAAAAACGGTTTAAAGTAATACCAGTAATACATAAAGACCTGAAGATACGTAAAGATATCCTCAGTCGCTTTTACGTGTTCACAACTCGTCAAGGAGTTACCTTAGAGGTAATTTCTTACGACATTAACGATAACGACCTGTCTGAGTTAATGCTGACTTTGGACGCTATGGGAACTAATCCCTTTCGTTATTCGCGCGCTTATGAATCTATCGAAGAAGTAGTTAAAGACCTTCCTTACAGACCAGAGGTTGTCGGTGTTATAGACCTACCTAAAAATCTGCTACGGTACGGTCACTGGGGAATGGACTTCACTTATCTATGAACAACGAATCGTATCTACTTAGCAAGATCATCGCCGATAAAAGTATTGGCTATGCGTTAGAGCGCGGTGTAACTGATGAATGGTTTGCCGATACTACCGATAAAAATGTCTACAAGTTCTTACAGCATCACTATTCAGAGTACCAAGAGGCACCTAGTTTAGATGTAATCCAATCTAACTTTCGTAACTATATGGTCCACGAAGTTACCGATAGCATTGATTACTTCATAGATAAACTTATTGACTCTCGCCGTAAATCTTTAATCATTAACTCTATGCTAGAAGCTAGTCAGCAGTTAGAGGTTAAGAAAGACCATGAAGCCGCTCTTCTTACTTTACAAAAAGGTATGGCTTTACTTGAGCAGACTGGTTTAGGTAGCACAACTGATTTAGAAATTAGACACGCCGCTAAGTCTGCTATAGAAGAGTACACAAATCGCAAGAACAACCCAGGGTTACTTGGATTGCCTACAGGGTTTCCTACAATGGATGCTTCTACCTCAGGTCTACAACCAGGACAGTTAGTGGTTATTGTTGCTCCGCCTAAAACAGGTAAGTCCACGCTTGCTTTGCAGATTGCTATTAACTGCCATTTAAATGGCCACAAGCCTATGTTCATGTCTTTTGAGATGAGTAACAACGAACAGAAGACCCGTTACTACGCTATGCGCGCTCGTATATCCCATAAGCGTTTGATGACAGGTACTCTTACCGATGAAGAAGAGCAGCGGTATGAGCGTATTGTTACTAGCATCCAAAATATGAACGATGACTTTTGGTTTACAGACTCCTCTAATGGTTTAACTGTAAGCGCCGTTGCTAGCAAAATTCAGGGCAAGACCCCCGACATTGTTTTTATTGACGGTACTTATCTTATGTTTGATGAGGTAACAGGGGAGTCAAATACTCCACAAGCCATTACTCAAATTACTCGTAGCCTTAAGAGATTGGCTATGAAGATTAATAAGCCAGTAGTTATATCTACTCAGGCTCTTTCTTGGAAGATGAAGAAGGGGCAAGTAAGCGCAGACTCTATCGGTTACTCCTCATCTTTCCACCAAGACGCTGACGTTATCTTTGGCTTACAGCGTGAGGATGAGAATGTAGATGACACACGTTTATTACGTGTTATTGCTAGTCGTAACTCTGGCCTTAGTGAAGTCTCCCTAATGTGGGATTGGAACACAGGCGCGTTTCGTGAAATGGATAACGACGACCTATGACATTAGAGGATATGGAAGCTACTCTAAACACTTTAGGAATCCAAGTGATTGGAACTCGTGGAGTTGAAGTGCAGGCTGCTTGCCCTGCTCATGAAGAGCGCACAGGCCATGCCGATAGAAATCCTTCTTGGTACATCAACTCAGAGTCAGGCGCCCATATTTGTTTCTCTTGCGGGTTCAAAGGAAACATCCATTCATTAATTTCTTATATGAAGGGTATCCCTCTAGATCAAGCTACAGAGTTTGCCTCTACAAGATTGAATTTAACAGACCGTATGTTGCGATTACTAAATCCAGTAGAGGCTAAAGAAGAAGAGAAAGTAATTGTTACTGAGTCTATGTTAAGCGCTTTTGTGGATGTTCCTGATGAAGCTTTAAAAGCTAGGGGATTAACCAGAGAGGCTGCAAACACCTATCGCATTAGATGGGATAGACATAAAAACAACTGGATTATTCCTGTACGACATGTCTATGGTCATTTACTTGGTTGGCAGGAAAAAGGTTTTACAAATCGTTACTTCAACAATCATCCTAAGGGCATGAAAAAAGGCCACTCACTATTTGGCTACGACCAGTATTCCTCTGGGGACATGGTTGTTGTAGAGTCTCCTCTAGACGTTGTGCGCCTTGCTTCTATAGGTATTCCTGGCGGAGTTGCCACCTACGGCTGTTCTATATCAATAGACCAGCTAAGCGCTATCAGAGGTGCGGATAGAATAATATTTGCTATGGATAATGACGAAGCGGGTAGAGCTGCCTCTAGAGATTTATTTCAACGTTGTAGAGAGCTTAAAACCGAAGCTTGGTTCTTTAACTACGGCAACATAGATGTAAAAGATGTAGGGGCGATGAGTAGACCAGAAGTAATATCGGGACTAGATACGGCAAAACACATGCTACGTTTGGAAGGAACTTTAAGATGATTATTGGACTATCTGGATATGCTCAAAGCGGTAAAGATACAGTGGCTAAGTTTCTTATAGAGCACTATGGGTTTGAACGGGTGGCCTTTGCTGACCCTATTCGTGACATACTGATTGACCTAAACCCCATTTTAGAAAACGGTTTACACCTAAACTCAGTAGTAAATGAATATGGCTGGGAGATGACCAAGAAAAAAGAAGAAGTAAGAAGGCTTCTTCAGAGCCTAGGCCTATCTGCTAGAACCGTGTTAGATCAAGACATCTGGGTAATTGCCGCTTTGCGAAAAATGGAAGAGGTAAACAATAGATATGTAGTAACTGACGTTAGGTTTGAGAATGAGGCCGTAATGATTAAACAATTAGGCGGTCAGGTTTGGAGAATTCAACGAGAGTTTGTAGGCCCTGTTAATGACCATATCTCTGAGTCTGAATTAGATAACTGGGAGTTTGACCGCGTCATACACAATAACAGCACGGTAGCTAGCCTCGAACTTGCGGTTAAAACCAGAATGGCTATGCTTCTGTAATGAGCCGTTACTCGTCCTGCAACCATTGTTGGGTGTGGACTCATGGTAATTTAGACTTTCAAGCAGAAGATGGAACTATATTTAAAGGAGACCACCTTCATAAGCAGTGCTATCACTGCTATAAATTGGGGCAAGTAATAGCAAAGTATGCGCCTGGTCAACATGACCTTATGATTGAACAGTCTAAAAATTCTTGCAGACGATTGCATATGTATCGGTGCCCTTCTGAGCATAACGCAAGTCTTAGAAGGAAAAAGCTAAAGGATTACGCAGATGACTTTTAAAGGAACTTTGTTGCCTTATCAGCCTGAGGCTGTAGACCGCATGTGTGAGCGAACTAAAATGTTAGTAGCTTACGACTTAGGGTTAGGTAAAACTGTTATCACCATAGCGGCTATAGAGCGCCTAATGGATGAGCAGAAAATAGATGAGCCAGGACTTATAATTTGTTTATCTTCCCTGAAATATCAGTGGGCTAATCAGATTGAGAAATTTACAGATGGTACTTCACGCGCTTTGGTCATTGACGGAAGCCCAAAGAAACGAGCAGAGCAGTACGAAGAAGCATTTAACTGGCGTACCTCAGGAGTCGATTACATCATTCTTAACTATGAGCAGGTCGTTAATGACTGGAAATTTATCGAGAAACTGCCAAGAGGATTTGTTGTCCTTGACGAAGCCACAGCAATAAAGTCTTTCAAGTCTAAACGCTCTAAGCATGTAAAGAAGCTAATTCAAACACCTTACAGATTTGCTCTTACAGGTACTCCTATTGAAAACGGAAAACCAGAAGAACTTTATAGCATTATGCAATTTGTAGACCCTACTGTTCTTGGGCGCTTTGACATCTTTGACTCAGCTTTTATTGTTCGTAATAGCTGGGGTGGGGTTAACTACTATAGAAACTTGCCTACACTTCACACCAAAATGAAAGAGGCATCTGTGCGTAAAGCGCAGAAAGACCCAGACGTAGCTCCATTCTTACCTGAGACTATCCACCAAGACCCTGTCCAGATTACATTTGATCGTAAGACCAGCAAACTCTATTCCAAAATAGTCAATGACCTTATGTTTGATTTGGAGGAAGCTCAGTCTTTATTTGGCTCTTCATTTAACATCTTTGCCCACTATGGAGTAGAAGCACAGCGTGGTGGACCTGAGGATGAAATGAGGGGTAAGATCATGTCAAAGATTGGCGCGCTTAAGATGCTCTGCTCTCATCCGCAACTTCTAAAAACTAGCGCCGATAAGTTCAAGTTAATGAATGGAGAAGGATCAGCTTATGCTTGCGACCTTGTTGATACTGGCGCTCTTGATGGGATTCACAGTTCACCTAAACTGGATTACCTTGTGCAATATGTGGAAGATTTTCTCGAACAAAATGAAGAGAACAAAGTAGTTATATTTGCAACTTATGTAGACATGCTGGGCATGATTGCCGAGCAGCTAGGCCCTGAAAGATGTAAGCTTTATTCAGGTAGGTTAGACGCCAAGACTAAAGAGAATAACAAGATTGCTTTTAACACTGATCCTAGTATTCGGGTTCTCATCAGCTCTGACGCTGGTGGCTATGGCGTGGATTTACCTGCGGCTAATCTCCTCATCAACTATGATCTCCCTTGGTCATCTGGAACAGCAGTTCAAAGAAACGGACGTATTAAAAGAGCGTCTTCAACTTGGCCATCAATCGTTATTACTGACCTACTCGTACAAGGTAGCGTTGAGGTCAGACAATGGGAACTCCTCCAACAGAAAAACGCTCTGGCCAACGCGGTAATTGACGGCGAAGGCATTACTAAAGAGGGTGGTATAGAGATGACTGCTGGTAGCTTAAAGCAGTTCTTACTCTCATCTACTGTATAATTGAGGGATGCCTAACGCACCTAAGACTCCTACACGCACTATCCGTGTATCTGATGAGCTCTGGCTTGCTGTCCAGAAGAAAGCAGCCAAAGAGAAGGTCACAGTAACTAGCGTTATTATCGAAGCGCTAGAAAATTATATTAAGGTTGACAAGGCCTCCTAAGCCTATTAATGTAGCGCCCTATAAGGGGGTAGCTATGGATCTAGAAGACTTCAAGAGAAGCGCTCGTCAATTCCTGTCTATTAAGGGCGAGATTAGTTTATTAACTAACCGACAGGCCGATCTTAAAAACAGATTGCTACAAGAGATCGATGTTGTAGAGGCAGATGATAAAGGCCACAGAGTATTAGAGTTTGAAGATACTATCGGCCAAGTTAAAGTTACTAAACAGCGCAAAGTGTCTAAGACATTAGACATGAATGTTGCTGAAACAATTCTTACTCAAAAGGGAATCAAAGACACCTGCGTTAAAATGGTTCCTACCCTAGATGAGGCAGCGATTATGTCCGCTTTCTATGAGGGCTACCTTACTGAAGAAGATATTGATGCCATGTTTCCTGCCAAAGAAATCTTTGCTTTTATTGTGGATAGTAAATGACAGACGATTTTATTGAATCTACTTTTGGAGATTTGTACTACCCAGGAAGTAAACGCAAACGTAAACCCGAGGTAATTAAAGAACCAGAGATAAAAATATCCCCTAATTGGGATACCAATCCAAAGATTAGAACGCTACCTAACGGAATTGACGTTGAGATGTTTGGTATAGGATCGCTTGCAATGGCGCTAGGTAGACCCATCATTACTATACGAACATGGATAAAAGAGGGCTACTTGCCCTCAGCACCCTACAGACTTCCTGCTACTAAAAATAAGCATGGAGAAAATAGACTAGGCAACCGCTTGTATTCCAGAGCCATGATTGAGGAGACAATAGAATTGTTCTCCAAAGCTGGCATTCTTGAGATAAAGCGTATAGACTGGTCTTTACACCGACAGCTCAGTAATGAGATTGCCGAGGCGTGGAATAAAATCCGCGCACAAGAAACTAACTAACAAAGGAAAATAATGTCAATTAATCGCACAGACGCATATCTGCCAGAGACTGATGAATTCAGTAACGAGGCAATCAACGCACGACCAGCTCAATCAACTGCTTCAGGTAATTTCATCCAATCAGGATGGGATGCTGGAGAAAAACTAACATCCCCAGCAGGTAACTTTAATAAAGAATTTAAGTTTACCGAAGGTGGTTTCCAGGTAATTAAGTTCCTAGACCAAGACGGTCCATTTGCTGTATACAAGCAACACTTCCTAAATAATAAGGAAGGCCAAAAGTCTTACATGTCTCTAGGACCTAACGATCCTTTAATTGTAAAGCTTAATAGCAAGCCAGAAGAGAAGCGTGCTTTCTCTATTGTGAACCTATCTGCAGAAGGCGGTCCTCAGCGCCAGATGCTTATTGCTACACCACGCTTGTGGAAGTCTTTACATGCAGCACACTTTTCCCCACAAGGCCCATTGACCAAAAACTATTGGGCACTAAGTCGTACAGGTAAGCAACAGACAACTGCTTATCATGTTAATCCTGTTAAGGGACGCGACCTAATGGAAGATTGGCAAATTGATGAGGCAGCAGCAGAGGCTGCAGTTGCTTCATTCGAGCCATTCACCCGCGCTGACCTCAAGACTCCTACATGGGAAGAACTTGATGCCATTGCGGATTCATTACTTTAATAAATAAATAGATGTTGGAAGCCAGTGAAACCCCTTCCACTGGCTTCTAACTTATAGGGGATAACTTGAATATAATTACAACAAAGAAACAACTTGACGAGATGGTCAAGTACTACCTTAAGCAAGATTCTTTTGCCTTTGACGTAGAGACCGTTGGCAAGCGCAGAGAAGTTCCTGCAGTCAATGAAGTTGTTTGGATTTCTTTTGCAACTCGCGGTCGCGGAGATGTTATTCCTATGGGACATCCCAACGGAGAATTCATTAATTACGTAAAGCCACTTACAGGACAAGGACAGGCACGTGTAGACGCTGGTCTACCTGCACGTGAGTATGACTACTCACGTAATAAGAAAAAGTACGATAAGAATTTTACCCCTGCACCTAAGCAGTTATTCCCAGCAGAAGTCTTTGAGGCTTTAAAGCCTCTTATGTTTAATGAGAACATACTTACTATTGGTCACAACTTAGTATTTGATTTATCGTCCGTGGCTAAGTACTACGACAACGTTATACCTTCAGGCCCATATTTTGATACTTTAATTGGTTCCTTTCTATACGATAGCCGTAATAGCGGAAAGCTAGGTCTAGACGATTGCCTTGAACGCGAACTTGGTTACAGCATGCAGAAAGGTATTGGCCACAAAGTAGAGGACTATTCCTTCTCTGAGGTAGCTAAATACTCTTATCTAGATTCAAAGTACACGTACCTTCTCTGGCAAGAGGTTGCGCCAAAGCTGGTTGAGTCAGAGGTAGATAAAGTAATGACTCTAGAGATGGACGTTCTTAAAGTACTTTGCCAAATGAAACTTACTGGCGCCAATATTGATACAGAACACTTAAAAGCTTTACATGTTAAGTTTGAGGCAGAGATTGAAAGAGTTCGCTCAGATATCTATCGCATTGCTGGCAAGGTATTTAATATTAACTCTAACCCAGAGAAGCAGATGCTACTTTATGGTCCTATAGAAGAGGGCAATAGAGGTTTAAAGCCCAAGATTCCTACAACTAAAGGCGAGAAGAAGCCACCAGAACAAAGAGAAGTATCTGATTGGTCTGTTTCTGCTGATGCTTTAGAGGCCTATCCTGATGATGAATTAGTTGCGTCCCTACTTGAGTATGCAAGCATTAATAAGCTACTTACCACGTACATAATCCCTTATGTTGGTGGCGATGTAATTAAGTCAGTTAACGGTAAGTCTAAGGTTGAAGAGAAAGAAAGCCTTTTAATTAACGGCAAAATCTACGGGGACTTCAAACCTTGGGGCACAGATACAGGTCGTTTCTCTAGTTCCAACCCTAATTTGCAAAATCTTCCTGCGCCTAATGACAAGGTACCTGTAGATAAGGACTACGGAAAGATGATCCGTAATATGTTTGCTGCTCCTGAAGGACACAAGTTAGTAGTAGCCGACTACTCACAGATTGAACCTAGAATCATTGCCTCTATGTCAGGCGACCCAATTATGATTCAGAACTATTTAGATGGTGAGGATATCTATACAACCATTGGTAACACTATGGGGGTTAGCCGTAAGGCGGGTAAGGTCTTAGTTCTAGCCATTGCCTATGGAGTAGGACCAGATAAGATTTCACGTCAGATTGGTTGCTCTGTACAAGAAGCTAAGAAACTTCTGACTGACTTCTCAGATAAGTTCTCCTCTGTAGATTTGTACCGCGCCAAGGTTATTGGGGCTGCTCGTAATACTGGCTACGTCTCCACTATCTTAAAGCGCAGGCGTTACCTTCCCGATATCAAGTCCAAGATCATTGGCTTTCGTGCCAGCGCTGAGCGCCAAGCCTTCAATACCCGTATCCAAGGGTCGGCAGCGGACATAATTAAACTTGCTATGATTAGGGCCTACGAGCGCATACCATCTGAGGCAAAAATGATACTAACTGTTCACGATGAAATAGTTACCGTCACACCAGACGCGCTAGTAGATGAAACAAGAGAAGCTATACGCGAGGCTATGGAAGGTATTAATTACCTACAAGTCCCACTTATTGCTGACATCAAAGTTGTCCAAAGGTGGGGAGAAGCCAAGTAATGAGACCAAAGTTCTTTAGAAAGAAAGACTCAGACGATACTGAAGTCATTATCAATGAAGTTCCTATGAGCACAATCTTTCGTTGGTACCTGTATGACACGGGTCTATCTGAAGACACAAGTAAGCTAGCCGAACTTGTTGGGCTATCACCTATCAGTGAAGAGGGAGAGTCTAAAGAAGAAGAGGACAGCGATAGCCGTATTAAAAAGCTTGAGCCCCTCTACAGTTTTCTCGATACAGTCTCAGACATAAGCGCAAGTTCTTTAACCGCCCTTCATTTAGAGGAGGCTATGCTTGCTGGAGACATAGAGTCTATGGAAGATATAGAAGACCACAAAGAGGGAATGTTTAATGTTTACAAGGCGGTCTCCTTGTCCACGTTAATAGGTGCCTTTTCTATAGGTATAGAATTAGGTATGATTCAGAACAATATGATACGTTCAAATGTTATAGACATTGGAGAAATAAATGACTAGTTCAGACTGGTTCTCTAAAAAATTAGGGCATCCTGTTGAGACACAGACACCCGCACCTACATATGCAGCGCCTCAACCAGCCACTTATGTACAGCCTTCTCAACCTCAATATCCGCCTTCACAACAAGCAACTCCACAAGCACCACGTTGCCCAGGATGTAACAGCGGTAACTATGGAAGTATTCAAGGTGCTACGCCACGTTGTTATGACTGCGGATACCCAATACAACAATCTGGTAGTGGGGTAGGCAAGGGAATTATTACTCCAGGTCAATCAACATCTGGTCCTGCTACACCAGCAATACAAGTTCCAACAGGTACATTCAATGGCAGTAAGCCAGCAATCGGAGCAGACGGAGGATTCTTAGGATGAGCACCCTAACAGGAGATCTAGCAAAAGTATTTAGCGCCATCAATAAAAAGATGGGCGATGACACAATCGTTCTTGGCTCAGATATTACTGAGACAGGTAAGAGAACTACTACAGGGTCAGTTGCATTAGACGTTGCTCTTGGTGGTGGTTGGCCCTCTAATCAATGGCATGAACTCGTTGGTGAAGCCAGCAATGGAAAAACTGCACTAGCCCTTAAAACTATCGCTGCAAATCAAAAGCGTGACCCAGAGTTTACAACTGTGTGGGTAGCTGCTGAAGAGTGGGTAGCAGGTTATGCAGAGATGTGTGGCGTGGATACTTCACGCGTATATGTAGTAGCAACTAATATAATGGAGGAGGCATATGAAGCCGTCATTCAAATTGTCGAAAGCAAAGCTATCGATTGCATTGTTATTGACAGTCTTCCTGCTCTGGTTCCTAGCGCAGAAGACGACAAAGAAATGGAAGAATCAACAGTTGGACGAGGAGCTCTTCTAACAAATAAGTTCTTCCGCAAGGTTGGTAAGGCGTCTAAGCGCTCACTTATCCGCCCAGAGCGTCCATTCATTGGACTAATCATTAACCAGTGGAGATCAAAGATTGGTGTTATGTACGGAGACCCACGCACTACCCCAGGAGGGTTGGGCAAGGATTACGCCTTCTTTACTCGCATGGAAGTCCGTCGTGATGAGTGGATTGAGGCTGGCACAGGGCAGGAAAAGCGCAAGGTAGGCCAGTCAATCAAGATTAGAATCATAAAGAACAAGTCAGCTGCCCCTGGACAAGTAGCAATAGTTGATTTCTACTTTGCAGATGGTGGTGATATCCCTGCAGGTCAGTTTGACTTTGCTAAAGAGATTTTGTCTATTGGAATGCTGAATAAAGTCATCACACGTGCAGGTGCCTATTACAGATACGCGGATAGACAATGGCAAGGTAGTGATGCTATGCTAGCGTCCATACGGGAAGAAATTGATCTTCAAGAGACCCTTGAACGTGACGTGTTAGATTCTATTAAAGCAGGCTCTAAACACGCTCATGAAGAGTAAGGGTCAAAGAGAATCTCAGAAGCACGAGGCACGACTTGCAAAAGCTCTTAACGGGAAACGTAACGCTGGAAGCGGAGCTTTCTGGAGTCGTAAAGGTGATGTTCGCGCTAAGGATGTTCTAATAGAACATAAGTGGACGGGCAAAGCCTCCTTTACCGTTAAAGCCGCGGTTCTGGAG